CGTGATGAGGATGAGAAACGTGACAGAAATAGAGAAACGATAAGGAAGAAGAAAGAAACTCAAAGAGAGAATAGAGACGAAGCTGCAACAGTAGAGAAAACATCTAATAAATTTGTTGAAAGACTTGGATCAGTAACTAAGGCAATGTTTGGAGGTTTCTTTGAGACATTCTCGAAGATTGCTTCTTGGTTATTCACAGGCATAGTTAAGTTTGCAATATTTGATTTCTTGCTGAAGAATCCAGAAAAAGTCAGACGATTAGCACAGGGTTTGTATTCGATAGGTAAGTGGGCATTTGGTGTAATTAGTTTCCTTGGGACATCTGCAGCAAATGGTCTTATAAAGTTTCTAGAGAATCCATTAAGTTTGAAAGGATTCTTTGGGGTAATGCAGTTTGCGTTATCATTAGCACCTTTATTTGCAGGGTTTGCTTTACTTTCCAATCCAATAGCAGCACTTAAAGGTATTAAGGCAGTAGTAGGCATGCTATTTGGCATGGTGAAAAACCTAATGAAGGCAGGTAAACTGGGAAGCAAACTTAAGAAATTTGGAGGAGCAGTTTTAGGTAGTCGTCTAGGTCGTGGTGTAGCATTTGGTGGTGCAGCATATGCAGCTGCACGCATGAGTGGCATGGATCAGGCAGAAGCAATAGGGACTGGTGTTGGAGCAGGAGCAGGATCACAGGTAGGTGGTGCTATTGGTAGTGCCATTGGTGGACCTGCAGGTGCAATGTTAGGTCAAGCAGCAGGTGCATTTGTTGGTGGAGCAGCAGGTGGAGGTATTGCTAAAGCAATGGAGCCTATTATTGCACCATTCAAAAGATTCTTTGGACAAGTTGCTGAAGTATTCGCAGCAGTCTTCACACCCATACAGGAGGCAGCAGGAGACTTCTTTAAGGCACTTGGTAATGCATTCACTCAGGTCTTAGATTTTATTGAGCCAGCAATGCCCACTATCAAGAAAGTTGCCACATTCTTTGGCTCAGCAGCATTTGCACCCTTGATTGGATTGATGAAAGCATTGACTTTTGTATTAGGTTTCTTTGCAGGTGGATCGGATAAAGAGAAGAAAGCTCCGAAAAAAGAGAAACCAAAAACAAAAACTACAAAGACTACCACTAAGAAAACTATATCGAGTCGATTTGATATGGATTCTGGTAAGGGATATATTAACGATAAAGAAGTTTCTACAGATGAATATGTTGCTTACTTCAACATGAGTCGAGCTGAAAAGCTTGCTAATTATGGTGTACCTGCGAAAGCAGAAGGTGGTGTTGTAGTTGTCCCAGAAATGGCAGAAGGTGGAGAAAGTGCAGATTTAGGATTATCATCTGAAGATAATGAAGTGAATGGTGCACTAGGTAATGTCTTAGGATATATGAAAAAGGTGGTCGGACTCCTTAAGGGAGGAAACGGCGAAGGTGGATGGATGAATCCTAGTAATTGGTTTGCAGGTGGTGGTAAATTAGGTGGATGGATCAATGGTCCTCAGTCTGGTTATCCTGTAAGTTTAAATGGTGGTAAATCTACATCATTTATTGGTCACGGTTTGGAGTGGGTTGGTTATCCTAAGAAAGCAAGTGGTGGATCAGCATTTATCGTCCCATTCAATACACCTAAGACAAAATCAAATGCAGGTCTAACTGGTCAGAGAATGAAAGAAGCAAAGAGTAAAGGTTATGCTTTACCTTTCGCTGCAGGTGGTGAATATAATTCATATCAAGAGTTGATTGCAGCAGGTGGAAGTGTAGAAGATACTGCTGCGGGTGATTTTAGAGCTGTTGAAATTTATGGACCTTGGGAATACTATAGGACAGGTTTCTTAGGATTAAAGAAAGGAAAGAGGAGAGCTGTAAATAAATTCTATGTAGATGGTGACTATAAGCAGGCACAAATGCCTATCGCTGATTATGTTAATATGAAGATGGGTTGGAATGAGACCAACGCAACAGCAACTTTAAAGTCAAAAGCTGAGATTGAAGAGAAGAATAAGAAAAGGAAAAATCTAAGAGGACAGGGTGCCAAGGATAGAGGTAGAGAGGGTGGTAACTTTAGTGGCGATCAACAGGACAATGAGAGAGGTGAATATGCATTTAAGAATAGAGAAAATACAAGAAAGATATCACGTTTTAAAAAGGGCAATGATCCAGATGATCTAAAGAAACTATTGAATCCTGTGGTTGAGAAAGCTAAAGATATCAAAGATTTCGTTGGTGATAAAATAAATGAATATAGAATACAAGAGAATGCTGAGTTACAGAAGATGGTAACTGAAAGTAACGATGCCATGGCATCTGCCGTTGAGCAACAGAATCAGATGGTAGCAAGTATGGCATCACAGTCTAGTGGAGGTGGTGGTCAACCAGAGGATGTCCCTATTATTACACCTAACTTCTCACAATGGAATGAAGCAGATCCATTCTTTGTTTCTAAATTTAATACCTTTAGCAGCAATACACCTGATATGCACTGCACTAACAAACTTAAGTAATGGCAAATAGAAGATCAAAAGTTGTAGAGCTGAATGAAGCGTCCATTGCCTTTGGCGAAACAGGTAAGATGCAGTGGAATGAAGCATTGTCACCTAAAGCAAGACTTAAGGGTGATGATGTATATGACATTCGTGATCTTGTTGCGTCTATAGATTACTATGAGTCTATTGACAGCCCGTTTCTAAGAGCAGACGTAGCAATAGTTGATTCTATTGATCTATACAAATCAATTCGTGGTAAAGAAGTTGTAAAGATTAAATTCACTTCAGAGAGCTCAGATAATGATCCTCTAGAGGTTGTTTTCCGTGTGTTTAAACTTGGTAGTTTCATTAAGAATGAAAGAGCAGCGATGTATATTTTACATCTAACATCTCATGAAGCATTTTTGAATGAAGCAAATAGAATTTTTGGTGCATTTGGTCCTTGTGCAAAGCATAAAGATAAAGAGAATTTCCCTCAATATGTTGCAAAGGATATATTAAAAGGTGGAGAGAAAGTAAAAGCAAAGAATTTTGAAAAGCATAGTAAAGTATGTTTCAGCTCTCCTAACTGGAGACCATATGATGCTATTACATATGTTGCAGATAAAGTAATAAGACTTGCAGGTAAGGGTAAAGTATCTCAAGCTCAATCAGGATTTTTATTCTTTGAGAATAAGCATGGATTCCATTTTAAATCTATTGATAAGTTGTGCGAAGCGGATAATCTCTCAAAACAAGACACATATGTTTACATGCAGGCAGGTGTAGAGACAGATGATAAGAAAGAATATTTTAAGATTGAAACTATCACATTCCCAGATAAAGTTAATCATCTAGAGAAACTAAGATCAGGTTTGTATAAGACATCAGTGTTAGGTATATCAATTAGTAGTGTTGGTATGAGTCATCTACCCACAGGACCTTCAAGTAAAGGCGATGAAGATTCTACTCAAGTAAAGAGAGGTAACTATAAAGTTACTTACGAAAAGATATTTGATCAGGCAACTACGATTGACTCAGGTAGACCATTTCAGCAGACAGGTTTTGATACAGAAACCCAACCTGCTACTAGGTTTAAGATGAGAATCATGCCAAGTTGGACACATCAAGATAAGATAGGATCTGATCCAAATGGTGGTACGAAAACAGAAGTTGACACATTAAGAGTTTCAAGTTATGCTACTGCTAGATACGCTTTACTTAATGCAATACAGTTAACTATTGTAGTGCCAGGTAATACTGCTCTAGTAGTTGGAGAGCAAATAAAAGTTAGCATTCCCGCATCTAGGACTGAAAATTCTAAGGATGTAAAGCAAGATCGGGTATATAGTGGTAAGTATCTGATTGCAAGTTTAAGACATGTTTATCGTAAAGAAGGCATGACTACCACTCTTTATCTTACTAAGGACTCGATCCGAGAAGATAAATAATAGTAATCATAGGTATAATAAAATGAAATCAATCGAGCAACACATTGAAAAGGATAAAAACATCCTTGACAATCCATCTACTAATCCACAAATGCGTCGCCATATTGAAGGTGAATTGCATGAATTAGAAGATTATGTCGATCACCATAAGAAGGAGATCGAAGCAGGAGATCACCACGATCCCAATGCACTTGAGTTATTTTGTGATCAACATCCAGAAGAGCCAGAGTGTTTAGTATATGATGACTAATTATTATGAACAACATTGGACTTGAAATTGTTTTTTGGACTTCACTATCAGTATATTTGCTTGCAAAGGCAGGTGTATTTAAAAAGTAATGGCACTAGCAGACAAAACCCAAACCCTGTTGGACAAGTTCGCTGCATGGGATAAGAGACTTCTTAAGAAGTTTCAAAATAAATTTAACCTCAGCGACTACCAAATAGTATGGATCGCTTTTATAAAAGGATTCATAATTGGAGCGATAATTCTCTAATGGCACACCGTAAAAAAACAAACAAATTAAAAAATCCTCCATCAAAATGGAAAGATGAATTACTTGAAAAAGGACCTAAGTCTTTTATGCAAGCAATTCTATACGAACAACTTAAAAAAAAGCAACCCTAGAAACTTATGTTATCAACCCAGTATCGTCTCCGACTGGAAGCAATATGTAAAGACATCGCCTCCAATTCAGAAGTAAAGTTAGAAGATATGATTTGGGCAGAAAAATTAGCAAAAAGAAATACCTCCGCTAGAGGTATGTTATCGTCGGCAAGGAGACTATCAGTGGATCCAGACTCGACTTTTCTTAAGTACTTGGATATTGGAGACTCCGATCCAAGGAAACATAAAAGGGGTTTCAACGGTGCTGATGATATAGCAGACTGGTTTAGGAATGATAACAGATCAGATGATTGGAGACAAAGGGATTAGTTTGAGTATAAATACTGTTAGTAAACACTAACAATATTGTAACAATGAGTACATCCACTAAAAAGGCAATAAAACGTTTAATCAAAAATAAAGAGGATTGGTCACCTGCAGAGGTGGCATATGCTAAGATGGTTAAGAAATCACTTAAAGATGATTAGTTTTGAAGAAGCATTATGCGGACATTATACTAATAAAGCTCAAGCAACGTCAGATCCACAGAAGTGGCCATGGGTCAATATAGAGTGGACTGAAGTTAAAGAAGGTCAAGTTTTAGAATGTAAATCTTGGTATGAGTATGAAGGTCCTAATAAACCTTATAAACATTTCAGAGCAAAGATAAAAAGAATTCATGAAGATATCATTGAATGCGACACAATAGATCTTAAGAAAAATAAGAAAGGTTGTGGATTTGTTTTTGTAAAGATGGATGACGGCACATGGTGGGGTGAAACCAATGGTCCTTGTGTTGTCAATGATATAAACATAACTGCACTTGCAAGATTCAATGGCACCGATTACTGGTCATTCGACAATGGTCGAAGACTTACGTCAGGTGCTTTTGTTTGGGGAAAAGAGGAGAAAGATGGTGAATTTCATTTCACTAAACTCCCTAAATAACTTATATCCATACTAATATTATGTTAACAGACTATACTGGATCGGACGGATTCACTTGGTGGGTCGGGGAAGTCGAGTCTAACAAAGACCCGATGGTGCTCGGTCGTGTCAAGGTGCGAATTTATGGATGGCACACAGGTGGTAATGATCAAGAAGATTATTTAAAGAAGTTACCAACTGAAGCACTACCGTGGGCTACACCACTCGTCCCTAACGATAAACCACAAGTAAAACAAGTAGGTACTACCGCATCACTACAAGAAGGTGCTATGGTGGTAGGTTTCTTCATGGATGGAGAGGAAGGACAGATCCCAATGGTTTTGGGTGCTTTCCATACAGTGAAGGAGACAGGGACAATAGGCGATACCTTCGCTGCTGACCCAGAAGAAGCAAACAAAGATAAAGATAGTCCACCACAGGCAGAATCGTTAACAGGTGAAAAGGTAAACTCAGGTAATACTGCACCTAAAGTAATTACAGTGCCAGCTAATCCTGGCGGAGAAGAAGATGAAGCAAGAGGTGCACTAGGAAAGGCAGCAGTTGTTAACTCAGGTCATGGAGACCCAACAACTAACCCTATGATCGTGCCATCTCAGATGGAGGGTGTTGCTGACGGTGTAAATGGATCAGCAGGATCAGGATTTAAAACAGACGTATCTCGTATGCTCACTGAGTTGGGTAATATGGGCAATCAGTTGGCAAGAGGAAAGGACGGACAATATATTTCTATCATCACTGGTAAGATTATACCTGGCGACCCTATCAAAGAAAGACTTGATAAGATTGTTAACTTCGTAAGTGGTGGTTTATCTGGTATGCTTGCACCTCTAAAGCAAGCCATGGCAGAAGCAGTAGCTAAAGCAGTTAATATTCTTGTGAAACTATTGGCAAAGTTTGTGCCACTTGCAGTGCTCAAGATTCTAATGGCAGCATTGGATCAGATCTTAGAGATCTTTTGTGTCCCAGTGCCTGCATGGTTAGGTCTAGTTAACAGTGCATTGGGTGATATTAGTAGTTTTACCAATGGACTAGTTAATAGTATTGTTGATAAGGTTACTAATCAGATTGATAACATCACTAATAAGGTTGATAGTATTATCGATCGTATGTTAACTGGTGCACAGAATGCAATGGCTGACACTGCAAACACCATAGGCACCATGATGACTGGTATCTTGGGCGTGGTAGCAGGTGGTAAAAAGATTGCAGCACTGACTGGTGCAGTTAAGACTATCCTCACTACAGACTTTTCTAAGTTAGATTGGGGATCACTACTAGGTGTTATCTTAGGTATTCTAAAAGCATTATTCGCAAAAGATTGCGGACGAACGACGAAAGTTAATAAGACGAAAGGGTGGTTTCCTTTACTGGGGACTACTAAATGTGATTCATTTGGTGAGGCACTTATAGCAAGTGGGGCATCCCCTACTGCAGCCAATTATGCTGATGACAAGACTGGAAGAGGATTCTTTAATGATTTCTATAGTCAACTGGATCCGTATCGACAGACAACTCAGACATTCTTAAACGGCACAAGTATTGTTGAAGATGCTACGCCTGGTAAAGAAAAACGTATTGTATCAGGACCTGGTGGTGTGTCTATCATTGAGGATAGAATTGGTAACGTCCACACAAACGTCCCACATAACAACACAAGAATCATAGCCAAGGATGATTGTGAGACAGTCAAAGGAAATAAAACATTAACTGTAGAGGGTGATTACTTCCTCAAGGTTATGGGTAACTATAATATAGAAGTTATAGGTGCTATGAATGTGAGTCAGAGTAATGGAGATCCTACTGAGACAACAGGATCATCTAAACCTGGTAATGGCGTGCAGACTGAGAGTGCTATAGGATCATCTACTACAGATAATGCTAATTTCTATAAACCACCTATGCCTGTATATGGATCACAGGTGTATCCTTCATATCCAAAAGAGCCAGGCTCAGATAAGTGGGGACGTAGACCAGGTGGATCTCAGTTAGCAGTCCCTACTAAGTCTGGTAGTGATAAAGAGCAATCATCTGTAGAAGTGAAACATGGTGACCACACCATTGCATATAGTGGTATTGTAACCATGCAAGGAGCTGACATAAAACTACAAGCAGCCGACAAAGTTAATATCGCAGCACAGGTAACTAAGATTGAAGGTAACGCTATTGATCTAGTTGCTGATGGTGAGATTACTATGGAAGCAAACTGGATCAGTAAATTCTTGGGCTCAGGTGAGCTGGCATTTGTAAATATGTTTAGTCTTGATATCATGCCTAAGATCTCTGGTATATTCCAGATGGTTAAAGGATCTATTGTTGATGCATGTGTAGATCAACCAGGTATCCCACCTGCTACACCACCTCTACATATTCGTATTGCTAATGCTACCACTCTGGTTGGTGGTATGGCAGACGTAGTAAGTGGCACAACAGGAGCACATTTTACCTTTGTTAACACTGCCTCAGGTGGTATTGCAGAGATTGTAAATGCTGCGGGTGGTGCTATCATTAACCAAGTAAACAACGGTATCGCATCATATGGTGTGAATACTGGATTCTTCGCTGCAGGATGCTCTGCAGGTCCTACACAAATATATGGCTTGCCAGTTTTGTTAAACTGATGTATGATATAGGGACTAACTCCCTATATTATGGATTCTGATGCTGTTGCTCACATCTTCGTAAAGATGAGTCAACGTAAAATTACTATATTAGACGAAGCAGGCTACGAAGAAATTGTTAAATACAAATGGGATGACGAGGGTAGTGAAGGTTTCCAAGAAACCATTGCACAATTTCAAGCGGTAGTCCCAAAAGACATTATTACATACACACCATGAGTAACATTATCACTCTTACTCAAGAAGAGATTGAAGGTAACTTTGATTTTGCTTTGAAACTTTGTGAAAAGGGTCATACGATCAAGGTTATTACAAAAGATGAAAAAGCAGTTTTGCTTACTCCAGTAATGGGATACACTCAACTACCAGATGATGTGAATATTCCAGACGCTGAAGAATTTGTCCCCGATCCTGCTGCTGTGGGCACATATGTAGCGGAATCTATGAGAGAAATGACTCAAGATTTCTAATGAATGGAAATGTCAAGTTAACAGAAAACTACTGTTACCTCGAGTTACCCGAAAACTCAGGGGGTAGACAAATAGTCAAGTGTTATAAGATTGGTGGAATACCATACACATTTGACGAAATACCAGAGTTCATGCAGTCAGATCCAGAGATACAATTAGATGCAGATACATCTAATGAGTATGATATGGATGAAATGTATAGATACTCTTGTTATCTGTGCGAAGAGGAAATGCACCCACTTATGTGGGATTTGACTGGGTTTGTCGAAAATTTCGAGGAAGTCCCAGACGCATAGTGTTTATTGTATAAATAAAGTTGTAACTAAATAGCGAGCGGTTTTGCTGTGGCAACAAAGCGAATATCACAATTAAGTGCAATAACGGATGCAGAGGTTACTGGCGAGTCGATTCTCCCTGTAGTTATCTCTGACCCATTGCAACCAAACCGCAAAGCCAAAGTAAACCAGTTGCATAGAGGTGTGAGTGCAGGAACTGCAGCCACGCCAGGTCTATGTTTCGATTTGGACAGGGACACAGGACTCTACCAAGCACAAGCAAATGAGATTGGTATAACTTTTGGGTCTGCGACAATCTATAACACTAGAGTATCAAACACTGATGGATCTTCAACGGTCAACATCACTGCTATAGATACTGCTAGTGCAAACAGTAACGTACAAATCACTCCTCAAGGTAGTGGTTATTTTACTGTACAAGGTCTTACTCAGTTTAAAGACGTTGAGTTTTACTTAACAGGTGACCAAAACCCTGCGAAGAGAGCATTCTTCAATGCTGATACAATCTCTACGCAATCAGGTACAAAGAGATTTGACTTACCTGATGTAGGTGCAAACACATCTACAACGATGGTTGCTAATGACACCTTCCAGACATTGACAAACAAGTCGGTTATCATTAAAGATAGTGAATTGTCTATTACTGGATCAACATCAACTGATAAAATTGCAAAGTTTGAGTGTGACTCATGGCAGTCAGTAGGTACTCACTTCTATAAGTTACCTGATTTTGGTGCTACAGAGACACAATCTACTCTGATTGATGACATCACAGAGCAGAATATATTCAACAAGAACATGATTAACCCCACGTTCTCGAATACACCCTCTGGAGATCCTCAAAATCCTACAGCAAAGGTCATTTTTGATTCTTCTGGTCTAACCGCAGACCGTACTATCACATTTGATAACCTTAATGCTACACTTGTAGGTACAGACTCTACTCAAACACTAAGTAATAAAGTATATCAAGGTGCAATCTTTGCAGATACAACTGCAACCGTCGGTATTAATAGGAAAGTAACGTTTGATTTATCTAATATTGAGGATAATCAAAACTATTCCTATAGTTTCCCTAATAACGACCCTTCTGCTCCCCTAAATACAAGTGACTCTTCAGTTTTAGTAACAGAATTGAAGACTCAAACGTTGGTTAATAAGACATTTGAATCCGCTAAGATTAACAACCCTAACGATTTAAACGGTCTTGTTACTATTGACGTCTCTAATATCACTGAAGCAGTATCGATTCAATTCCCTAATGCGGATGCGACTTTACTTTCAACGAATAACATCGCTGAGGTGGGTATTAGTTTTGGTGGTCCGATTTCGGCACCTGTCTTGGGAGGACAACTAAGACTACAATCACATTTCCAGTCAGGATGGTAATTAAGAAATGACAGCAGGAAGACTAGCTGCAGTATCACCTGCAGCAACAACAGACACGTCGCTCTATAAAGCGAATATTACGGACACAGCATCGACGGTAGTTAATGTATGCAACCAGAATGGATCTGGTAGCACATATAGATTGGCGTTGAGAGATTACGATCAAGTATTACATCTTGATGGATTGAATTCTAGTGCATATAAATTTGCTCTAGGTAATCCAGTATCAAGTTATTATCTAGATCTTAATCCAGGTTTTACAGACACCCAAGCGGTGCCTGGCACAAACTTTACGACAACTAATGGTGCCACTGGTACTATACTTGATGTATTCAAACCTACGACTGCTGTTACATATTACACTAAGGTCTCTGAGATCATTCAACTTAGTTTCGCTGCTGATACTCTAACTGGTACACCTGTAGATGGTGAGACAATTACAGGGTCAACCTCTGGGGTCACTGCATCTAACCGTGGTTTGATTGGTGCAGGTACTTCTGGTTACATTGAGGTTGCTGATATCACCACAGGTGCTACTTCAGTAAACGTAGATAGAAATACTGGTCTTGCCGACGGTATGTATATTACTGTTGGAGATCCATCTGCAACACCAAGTGATAGCACTGGTGAGATTATCTCTATTGATTCATCTGGTATTAATACTACGACTAATGTCTTGACCATTACTCGTGGTGCACTAGGCACAACTCCTGCAGCAATTCCTGCAGGACGTCTATCTGTTGCGTGGTCAGCATCTGCTACTGTTACAACGATTGACGAGGGTGGCACATATGCAGCGAGTGATGTAACTCTAACTGTAACTGACTCTACTGGTTTTGTTACTGGTGGTTTTATCTTGATTGATAACGAGATTCTAGAAGTTACAGGTGTTGCAGGTAATGACTTAACTGTTACTCGTGGGTCTTATGGTACATCTGACGTTAACCACAACAACGGTGCTAACGTTACATTGTTAACTAACAACGGACAATATCTGCTCAACTGGTTTACAACTGATGAGCCTATTACCTTTGCAGGAGGAGCAGC